CCAACCTCGCTGATCTGATATCTTTCTTCTGTTGGCAGCTCTGCTGTAAATACAATTTTTGGAGTGTTGTTTTCATTGACATATCCACGAGAAACAATTGGGACTCTAAACATTTCAAAGTTTAGCTCTGTGTTGTCTGAGTAATCGACAAATTCGTCAGTCGTATCTAGTGGCCTTGCTCCACAGCCAATAGCAATGTATGAGGCATAGGCTGGTGCCTGCCCAATTAGGTATTTGGCAATAATGTCTTTGCCTTTATTTGTTATCACGATGTCGCTCCTATACTATATTCTACCATTAATTTGCCTTCAATGCTAAGGCTTTCTATCTCGACTAGCTCATCTGGCTGTAGGTTGGTTACATTTATAACTAGATTATTCTTGTCATCTAGATATTCTGTTGCTCCTGATGGTCCACTACCCTGCCCATCCGCTATAAGTTTATCTTGTAGAGATATAGAAAAGTTTTTAAAAGTAGTTTCTGCTGAGGTCATTGGCAGGATGTTTGAGGAGTTGTATTTTAGAGAAAGGATGGCAAGATTCTGTATTGGCTGATACATCACATTCTGACCATTTACAACATTCATTGCACTGTTTCTAGTAACGCTTAGGATTTCTTGAATTCCCATATCCTCAAAGAATGAGGTCATTTCTTTTTCGTTAGAGAATGCTTTTTCTTCTACTGCCTTTACAATGTCTGGAGTTGCAATTTTAATGTCAGTGGGTTTTGTTGTTGATGTTGTTGATGTTGTGCTACTACCTGTTCCTATTGCATTGGCATTTGTTGGCTTGGGGTCAACGATTGGCCTTTGGTCTTGGAAAGAAGTTATTTTAATTCCAGGATTTGCTGGGTCAAACGTTGTTGTTCCAGGCTGCAAGCTTGATTCTCTCATCCCCATATTACACCACCTCGCTTAAGTATACTGTCATTTCTGGACCATTCGATGATCTTGAGTGTTGAATGTTGTATACAACAAACCTAGAGTCTTCTGAAGTAACGGCATCTACGTTGCCTTTATCTTTGTAATTAATTTGAACAATGTCTCCAAGTTGCAGTGTAGGCATATTAAATAGGTTAATTCCAATAGACTTTCTTGGTTTCATTATCTTAGAAATAATCCAAGACATCAGGGTTTGTGCCTGGTCGTTTGACTGTATGTACGGAGCTTCTAATGTAAAGTCTTTTTTACCATAAAAAGATCTGCTTGCCTTTATGTCGTAGTACTTTTCTTTTATGGCTTGTGGAGAAAACACGGACTGCCTACTATCTGGATACGAAAGATTAGATAGTGGTGTATTATTTTGTCCAGAAAGCTTGTTAAAGAAGTCGTCAAGGGTGAGCTCTTTAGTAGACTCTTGAGTAAACGTTACTCCATAAATAAACGGATAGTTGTCTGTGTTTTCTCTAAACACAAGCGTTTGATCTGTATTGTTAAACAACATGAACTCTGCAGAATAGGCGTTAGGGATAAATCCAGAAACTGTGTATCCCTTCATCCCTCTTCTAGAGTCGTACATCTGTGCAGACAATGCTGGGTATGCCTTATCATATCTGACATTAAAGTAAGCAGCCTCACGAAGAATTGTTCCAAACTCATCATAGTATATGTTATATTTAGGTGGCTCAGTTGCAGATATCCCAGACAGGTGTGCAGACTGTATGACACCACTAATGGCATATTTTCTTAATGCTTCTTGAATGCTTATTGATTTATCTCCAAATACCGCCAACTCTGTGCTATCTGTTGAGGCAATTGCGTATCCAGTATTGCTTGCGTAGTTGTTTCCAATTGCATAAACGTTTTCAAACATTAGCCTAGAACAACCACGAACAAACATTGCCATGGTATTGTTAGTTATGATCTGCCCATCAGCATTCTTAATTGGGTTTTCGTCTTCAACGATGGTTAGCATTTTTCCGTTTATGTATAGATAAAATCTTAGTCTAGACCCTACCTTTTTGTATTCTACTGCTACGTCATATACTGTTGGATAGCTTTCTGTATACGTTCTACCCTGGCCCACAAAGTCTCCGTAGTTTACAAGGATATTGGACAGTCCCGACCAAAGCTTAACTGGAATTGCTTTGGCTGTATCTGTAGAGCCTGTTTCTTTTTGTATCTTATAGAACACAACATCGTGGAACACTTCTCCGCTTTCGTCTGTTGCAGACTTGCTGCCTGAGCTAGATGAGTTTGACAGAGCGATCAACTCTAAGTAGTATCCGTTATTTGTTGATGGGTCTAGCAAAACACCAAGGCCACCAGAACCGCCAGAAATACCAACGCTCTTGCTTGGGTCGGAATTAGAAGTGTTGTAGTATGTTGTTCCACCTGTTGCATATTGTTCTAGGTTTTCAGCGTCTTGTTTTTTACCGATAATTCTAAGCCTTGTTCCAAAGTGAGTCATATCTTTGTTTATCTTTTTATAGACATAAGAAATGTAGTCAAGTGGGTCTTCTGTTGTTGCAAAGGTTGGGCCTTGCATGACAAGTGCTGATGACTGAACAACTCCGTCTACCCTCTTTCCGTTTTTGCCATAGGCAGATTGATAGGTGTTGATTTCTGATTCAAGTAGTTTGTTTTCAGAAAAATAGTTTTTAATAATTCCTGTTCTTGCTGGAAGACTAACCTTGTCCCTTGTTGCTAGAGACACAATGCCTGCCTTTCCAAAAGTGGTAGTTGGCTTTGTAATTAAAGACGATCCAAAAAGATACTTGCTGCTCATGTTGCAGATTCTTAAAGATCTATTTGCTTCTGGAATTGTGGGGTTGTTTCCATTGTCTGTCCAGTATGGGTCAAGGCCAGCGGAGTGAGCAACAATAGATGTCCCAAACTGTCCTCGTCCATGCTTAATTACATTTCCGTTTTGTGGTCTAAACAATTCGGTGTTTGCTATCTGTTCGTAGTATGGCTCTGAGAATATTCTTACTAGGCCTGTTTGATAGATTTTGCTTCCAGGCAACATTTTTGACAAAGCATCCTGATATTCCTGTGCGTTAGATATCCATCTAAGTTGCTGTGCACCGTTAGCGGTTGCTACAGCATACTGCATAGCGTCATACTTAATGACTTCTCCGTTTGCATACAGGTATCCAGTTCCACGAACAAGAAGCTGGACAGATTCTCCAAGATCAATAATATTATTAATGACCTGATTGTTTTGAACTGTTGGTGCAAGGGCAGGCAGGTCAGAGTTTAGAGTTACCGCAGCAAGCGAATATAACTCAGAGTTTACATCATCCCTGGAGTCTTTTGCTGCAACCATTTGGTCTCCAGATATCTGCCACAAGAGTGACGGAGTTTGAATCCATAGCTTGCTTTTGTCTGACTTATTATAGAATGTGTCTAGGCTTGGCTTCTTTTCAATATATCTAGCGGTATAGACAATCTTTCCATCGTTGTATACCTCATTGTTTTGAGAAGCAATACTAATGATGTTAGCCAGCTTTGTTTGAGTTTTACTATTTTTTACAAGATTATTTTTTGCAAAATCTGCTGAACCATATAGCGTCATGTCTGTTGGTCTATCTTCTACTGTTGGCAACATGTACTCTTTGCTCATTACGACAAAGTTATTGTACTCATCAAAGAACATGGCTGATTGAGTAGATACCGCCAGTCTGTTTAGAATATCTGCAACAGATGTATCTGGTGGAATAAAGAAGAATGGTATTACTGGATCTGTTTCGTTTGGGTTTCTTTTAAATACATAATTTGAAAAACCAACTGAGTCTAGCAAGAGCGATATGGCGTAACTTAATGTTGTATCTCTAAGCAATACTTGTGGGGCAGTCAATGACTCAAAGTACAAGAACATGTCTCTAAGGTTTATTGTTACCTCTTTTGTTTCTGGAGAGCTTTCTGGAAATGTTTCAGAATACATAGCCTTGAGTGGAACGAAATAGTTATATCCGTTAAGATTAACTATCTTGTCATACAGTTTAATTTGTAGGTTTTTGGCAAGGTATTTATTAATAATGCTATTGCTGTTGCTTTCGTTAAATGAATCATCATAATCAAATATAGATAGCGATCCTGTTCCAGCCAGCAACTGACCAACTGGCAATCCAGTATTTCCAATGTCTGATGCTTGCTTGGTTACTGAGTACTGTGTTGTCTTGTCTGAAAGATCTGCAACAAGTCTTGGAGACATTTCAATGAGGTCAAGAGTTGAGTTGCTTTTGGTTAGTGTGTCTACAACTATACGCAATCCATTAATATACATAAACTCTCTGTATTGTGGCGTAAGAGTTTGCTCTCCACCAAACTGCGGTACGTTGACAAGCTCTGTAACAAGATTAGTGGTGTTGTTCATTTCATTGTCTGCCAAGTGCCATTCATACTTAGGAACGAAAGATTGGTATAGGCTAACATCGTCTAGCCAAATATAAAATGTTCCTGTATCTTTTGGGCTTGTCTTGTACAGGTATGAATACCCATGAACACTAGAGTCTGGCAAAGATTCTACGCTTAAAACTTCTCCTGCAAAAACAAAAATATCCTTGTATTGATCTGGAACGTTTAAGCCATAAGAGACTTCTAGGTATCCATCTGCACCAATGATTGGGGTATCGTCTTGTCTAAGGTCAGGTGCGTTAAACTTTATTGCGTCAACCCAATTGTTTACTGAGTCTAGGTATTGAATCTTCCACTTGGCAGGAGCAACCTTGTTGGCTTCACCAAAGAATGGGTCTGGTATTGTGGAGCCAGATGGTCCAACTATTGGCCCAAGGTCCAAGGACCCCACGTGAGTTTGGGTCTTTATGACAATCCTGTTAGCTGGCACAGGATTTTTGTATACTACAAAAGGTGCTGTGTCGTCTATGCTTAAAGAAGTTTTTGATATTCCTCTTTCAATACCGTTTTCAGTTCTGTAAGATGTCCAGTATTTAAAAGTATCTGTTTTGTCTGCCATGTAGTATCTTGGTCTTTGTGCCATATTTGGTGTGTCAAAGTGTAAGAATCTATTATCAAAGTAGCGAATCTTGTTTATTCCTGAGCGAGGTCTGAATCTTCCAAAGCAGTCTTCTAAAGAGTACAGCATCTGTTCTTTTTCTTTTACCGTCTTAAAGGCTGTGGCTGGAATACCACCATCTTCATATCCGCCATCTACCAAAACATCTGCGTCTGTTCCGCCTGTGTAGAGTCCTGCTGTGTCTCTATCATCAAATGATGAGGCAATGATGGTAAACTTTGAGTCTGCTGGAACTAGCGATGTTGGTCTATATCTATAGTTTCCAATCCTATAGATGTTGTCCATCTGGTTCATATTCCATTCGGCAATCACGAGTCCTTGTGACTTGATTGTTGGAGAAGTTTCTAGGTATGACTGTAGGTCTTCATCTAAAAACATTTAAACCTCTTCCAAGGTAAATGATATATTCCAAAAGTCGTGATTAGTTCCACCACGTTTTGCAACAGAGTATTGGAAGTCTGCAAAGTAAACCTCAATCACCTCGTTGTATTTTTGTAGGTTTACGTACTTTGTTTCTGGATCAGCAAAGTTGTTGTATTTATCGTATGCTAGATATACCCAGAATGAACCAGGGTGATTTTCATACCAGTCCAAAATCTCTACACCACCTGCACCGCCGTCAGTTGTAAATTGCTGTGCTGGAATTGTAACGAAGCCTTCTGGATTGTTGGGGTCTGTAACCACATCTGGATACTGGTCATAAATAGCAGTACCCTGTGCTGAGAAGCTTGGGTAACGACCAAAAGATCTAGAAGGAAGCATATCCCAAGATGTAGCAATGCTCATCTTGTCTGCAATGTGGTGAGATCTCATACGTCCATTAATCATACGCTCACGCTTTTCTAGTCGTGTAGGGGTAAAAGAAACTTCTCCCCTGTTATCATCAGATAGGATTATGAACTGATCTGCATAGTCTTGGTCTACAATTATAGAGTTATCTGCTCCAACTTCATAACCTTCTGGAACATACTGACCATCTACAAGAATGCCTGGGTTGTCTGCAAACAACATTGCCTGTGGTCTTTGGTACTTTTTTCTACCAAGCATGTATGCCGATGTATTGTATGTCATTAAATTCTACCTCTTAGTTGTTGGTTGTTAACCTGTCTAATCTGTCCCATAACTGCTCTAGCAATCTGGTCTGGGTTGGCATCAGAGCGTACGTTAACACTTACCGCATAACTATTATACACTGAACCGCCAGACAATTCTCCAGAATTCATTGCTTTCATTGC